CGGCCACCCAATCCCACTCGAAAGAGGCGATGGATGGTCAAGGCAAGTCTGCTAGCATGGGGTCAGCGCCGTCCGGATTAGCCGGACGGGGGACCACTATGGGTGGACTGAGGAAGAGGAGGGGGAGACGTCCCGCGGTATCCGCAATTGGCGGGCGATCCGAGCAAGCATTGCTTGCTTGGGACGCTGCAGCCGCGGCCATCGCGGGGGTCCCCCTCACCTCTACGGAGATCAAGCGTGAAATGCTGGTATGGTACCAGCATGTAAGGAGAAAGCTCGAGGTCTTAGACAAGACAAGAGGAACGGAATTCATGATAGCCGATCTAAAAGGCTTTTCATCGAGTGCTCGGATCGCTTGGGTGTTACACCGCAAGCAACCAAACCACTGGATCTGGAAATCTTGTCCCAGTCGGACCCGGAGGTCCGAGTCAGCCTGGGCGCAGGCGTCCTATCTGGGACGTGCGCTCCCGGTTGGTTCAGACCGGCAGGTCGAACAGGCCCTGTCCCGCCATCAGCGGGATCTGGCCAATGAGTTCCATACTGACCCCCAGTTGCTGGTTTCGTTGAGCAACTGGGTCCGCGATTGGGCCTGTCGGTACCTCCCCAAGGTTCCGTCTATCGCACACAGCATGCAGCTCCTCAGCGGGAGCTCTGCTACGTATGCGAAGACGAGAGCCCAGGGGGGGCTGACGGCCGACATCGCCGAGCTCCTCGAGTTGGCTGACCCGATCGAGGCGGAGTGTCCGGATGAGATGCCAAAGCAATGGCATATAATCCTTTCGGAACTCCGGCTGGTCGGGGCAGCGCTCAAGGATGTTTGGCCGCCCGTGCCTCGTGCACGGGTGGCCACCGTCCTCGAACGGGGGCACAAGGTACGTATCGTGACCGCAACAGAGCGGCACGTGTTGGTACTTGCGCACCTTGCTCGGCGAAGGCTGATGATTGGGCTGCGGAAGTGGCCCATGACTCGGTCATCTCTTGAGTCAAACCCGAGGGAGATAGTGCGAGAACTAGAAGGGTGTGTGGGCGAGGTGGTTTCGTCCGATTTGCGTGCAGCCTCGGACCTCATCCCGTTGGAC